GATGAAGATACACTAATAGATATGTGCCCTGATACTGGGTTCTACGGAAGTTTAGTAGTATCTTCTTCTAGTACACCTGCAGCATTTGCATTTAGCTATAAAGATCAATTTAAAAATATAATGATTAACGAAATGGATAGTGATCATATAAGACATACTAAAGTAACTGCACCAAAGGAGTTTGTTAATGAGGCTAATCTTATTAAAGAAAAAGCTGACGCTGCAACTCCATCTTGGAAAAGAAGTTCAAAAGGTAAGGCATTAACTAAATATAATCCAGCTCAATCTACTTTTGATTGGAGATATCATCCTAACTGGAAAAAAGAACATCAACTTCCTCCTGAAGATGATTATAGTGACATTACAATGAAAGAATATGAAAAAATGGAAACTATAATGGAACAACTTGAAGACGGGAGTATGCTTTATGGTGAAGCTAACAACTTATTCAAATCTAATTGGAACATGAATATACACGAGTTTTATGAAGTTCCACCGGTAACATCATGAGTAATACAAGGTTCTTAAGAAACAAAGACCTTATTGACCAACGACAGTTAGATACAGTAGCTGTCGTTGGAGCAGGGGGGATAGGTTCAGCAGTAATACAATTATTAGCTATAATGGGATTTAAAGATATATATATTTATGATCCTGATTTTATGGAGCATCATAATTTATCTACCACATTGTATCCAGCATCAGCGATAGGTAAAAGAAAAGTACAAGCTGCTAAATCAATGGCATTATCATATAATCCTGCTATAAATATAATTGAACATCCTATGAAGTTTGATAATGATACACCGATTTGTAAAAAGATGATAGTTTGTATAGATAATATGGAAGATAGATTAGCAATGTATGATCGCTGGAGAATGTGTGATAATGGTCTTATGTTGGGTAATAAATATAGTGCAGGATTTTTCATAGATGGAAGAATGGATGCATTAGCATTTGAAGTGGTCACGATGACAGCAAGAGATGTTCCTGTTGACTATTATGACCATTGGACTTCCAGTGCGAATATAGAGGATGCACCTTGTACTATGAAACATACTATCTTTACAGCTAATCTTGTAGCCGGTATGATTGTTAATCAGATATTTTGTTTATCTGGTAATAGAGGATATTATCAATATCTATGGATGGATTTATTAACAAACAACATTAAAAAAGAAGGATTTAAAATAAATTCAATAGAAAAATACATAAAAAGTTCGTATATTCCACTAACCTTAACCGAGGAGAAATAACAATGACAGACGAGAGAGAGACCATTAGCTCTATAATGGACTATTTGGGACAGATGTCATCCCACTTACTAGAAATAACTCAAACTATATCCCTCTTTGGGAACATTCTCAGGAGATTAGAGAATGAGTTATCTAATAGCCCCTACCTCGCAACCGAACCAAAAGAAGCTGACGAAATTGAGAAGTTAGAGGCTCTCAAAGAGTTAGCAGGGAGGACAGCATGAATGGAAATTCAATAACTGATTTTGCTAAGTTTGTAGGACCGATTAAAACTATAGATATACATGGCAAACCATATGTCACAGTTCCAGAACGTGTAAGAGTATTTCACAACTTACATCAAAATGGTAGTATAACAGCGGAATTAGTATATGCAGAAGGTGGTATTTATATTATGAAAGCCACTGTTATTCCTGAAATGGAAAATCCTGATAGATGTTTTACTGGCTATGCAAAGGAAGATGAATCAAAGAGTCAAATTAATAAAACCAGTGCTATAGAGAACTGTGAAACTTCGGCAGTCGGTAGAGCTTTGGGCTTTGCTGGACTAGGTAGTGAAGACAGTATTGCATCAGCCGAAGAAGTACAAAATGCAATACATCAACAAGGACCACAGGATAAACACCTGTCATCCATAAGAGAGGAAGGTAAATAATGCCTTATAGACCAGACGATAAACAATCCTTTAAAAATGGTGCAACGCCACCATGGTTAGGATTTCAGAATGCTAAAATACTGTCATTCACAGATGAATCCAGTAAGTTTGAATGGGCAGATGTATATCTTATCATTGAATTACAGACTGCAGGAAGTGAATATCCGGTAAAAATGCGTCTTAGTGGTTCATTTGAACGAGATACTGATGGTAGCCTGATGAATAATCCCTTGCTAAAGAAGTTTTATAGTGTTGCTGATGCTATAGGATTCGGTGGTGGATTTGATATGAATGGCAATTGGGTATCAAAAGTAGATGAATCAATTGATAATATTGCATCATTCTTAAATAATAACTATACAGATAATACTGGTGCTGAAATTTATCCGTATACTATTTATGTCTATAAAAAGAAAGTTCTGGATAAGACTACTAATGAAGAAAAAGTCTGGACAGAAGTAGTTCAAAGAATGGCTAAATCTGAAGATAGAAAACAAATGAAATCTCTAAATAGCTATGTCCAATGGGCTAAAGATAATGACATTATAAAAGAACATATAGAAGAGCCAGAACCAGAACCTTGGGATGAAACATCAACACCAACAAGTTCAGCTCCAACGGTATCATTGAAGACCGGTTATAAGGCAAATTAATGTTTGTCGAGTTGGCACTCAGGAGTCCTGCATCAAGGGGTTCCTTAGTAGACCTCGATAAATTAGAAAAAGCAGTAACGGTACATGGGAAAAATATTCCTGTGTACCGTTCTGTCTATCTTTATGATAAAGATGGTTATGAATATGTAAATAAAAATAAAAGTGTTAGGGGATATATGGGATGGAGAGGAATAGATTATTTACCCATTGACATTGATAAAGTTAAAGATAAAAATCCTCTCATATCAGGTAAGAAAACAATAGCTAAAGCAAAAATAGTAAATCAAAAATTATTAGGATTAGGATTGAAGGATGATTCCTATTGTATATTTTTTAGTGGAACAGGATTTCATTTCTTATTACCCAGCTCATTATTCGGATTTGAAAATCATGAGGGTAATGATTTGCCTTATATTGTTAAATCAACAATGAAAAAATTATTACCAGAAGCTGATATGTCAATCTATTCAAGGTCAGCTTTATATAGATGTGCTGCTACCAAGAACTATAAAACACAATTATATAAAACATACATTACATCAGAACAATTAGAGGAATTACCATATACAACAATAGCAGCAAAAGGAAGAAAGTGGGATGTTAATGACTTCCATACATTCCCATCAGAAGAACAATCTGGATATTTAGAAAGCTATGTAACATTTGATTCACCCAGCGTTAAAGCATTCTTTAAAACCAGTAGTCATACAAATGTTGTACCTTGTATTCAAGATATGTACAATAACCCACCAGCTGAAGGGAATCGACATAATACTTTAATGAGGATTGTTTCTCATTTTAGGAGAAATGGTATTCCTATAGATGCTACGATAGCAGCAATGGAAGAATGGAACAAAGGTGAAGATAGGATCAAGGATTCTGAACTCCTTTCATCTATTAACGATGTATATACAAAAGGTTATCAATATGGTTGCATGGACAGTATGATGATGACCTATTGTCAATCTCATTGTATTTACTTTAAGAGAAAGGATTACCTTATGAACATATTAAACGTAGACGATTTGCAAGTAATGCTAAATAAAAGAATGAAGAGAGATTTTTCTGGTGTCAGTATTAATTTATCAAAACTTTATGGATTGGTAGGAGTAGACTCAGTTATATATCCGGGAGAGTTAGTTACTATTGTAGGACCAACAGGTACCAACAAAACTACTCTTGCTCAGAATATTGCATTAGCATATAATGCTATGGAAGATAAGATAGAAAAAGAGCTACAAATTCCAACATTGTATTTATCATTAGAGTTAGCACCGTGGTTAATGCATAGAAGAAATATACAAATTGTTTCTGATACAGAAACAGAACTTATACAAAAAGGAGATACTAGTAGAACCTTATATGATATACATAGAGAAGAAATTGATCACATTCAAATACAAACTGTGAGTCCAACTGTAGAAAAAATTAGAGAACAGGTAAGGAAAACATCTCCAGCCTGTATAGTAATAGATTATATAGATTTAATAGAACCACCAAATTACACGAGAGGTGAATATGAATCTATAAGGCATATATCTCACGCATTAAGTAACTTAGCAGTCAATTATGATATGATTATTATACAGTTGAGTCAGACGTCAAGAGAATATTCTAGAGCGGGAACATTAGACCTCTACGCAGGCAAAGGAAGTGGAGCCATAGAGAATGCCTCAAGAAAGTTGCTTGTGTTAGAAGGCGAAGCAAAGGAACGAAAAAGGAGGCTAAAAATGGTGAAAAGTACAGATGGAGAACTCTGGTCAGTTGATTTAAAATTTCACGATTCATTTAGATTGAAAAGAATATGAAAAAACGACCAAGAGATATAGTCAAATTATTCATAGATATTATTCTATGGAAGGATTACAAAATAAGTCGATGGGGTATAGATATTTTTCTAATATCTCTCTTTAGACTTTCCCTAGAATTTGAAAAAAATTCAAAATGGTATTGTATAAAAATTTCATTGGCGTTCTGGAAACTTTCTGGAACATTCCAATTCATTCTAGAGAAGCCATATAGGTGATAGCAGTAACGAAATCGGGACGTGGGGACGATAGTCAATCCCCACGAACCCGATTTTTTAGTAACGATGAAATACGATCAGAGTGCTTTTAGAGAGAAATTAGTAAGTATTCACGGTAGACAATGGCATAAAGCTTGGCTTAGATTGTCACGTAAAGCATCAGCTTTGAAACAAGCTCTAAGAAAAAGGTCGAAGATGCATCAGGTGCTCTTTGAAATAGAGCTTGAAGATATAAAGAAGATGTTTTACGATGCCTATGGTGAGTCATGTAAATACTGTGACAGAATATTGAATGTCTCAACAATGGTATGCGATCATATAATTCCGTTATCTAAAGATGGAGAATCAACACCAAAGAATCTACAGATCATATGCAAACAGTGCAATACACGGAAGGGACCATTAAAAGAAAAAGACTTTTGCCTTATATTAGCTTGGGTAAAAGAACAGACAAAAGAAGTTCAAAACTATGTACTAAAAAAATTAGCCAAAGGAGGCAAATACTAATGAATAAAACATTACAACAAATAGCAAACGATCGGGAAACTCTGCATAAATACCATGAGTCGAGTAGACCATTGAGTAAAAATTACGAGTATGTAGGCTTAAAAGGTGAATCTCAATTCGCAAAAGAGTTTGGGTTTAAAATAGAT